AAATTCTCTAAAACGAAAATATAACCTAATTTCTTGATTGGTCATACTCATTAAAGGCAATGCCATACTGTAATTCTTAGTAAACCAAAAATCTAATGGAATTACTAAATCCACCTCTTTTGTAGCATTCCGAATCATTGATCGCGTGATGTCTGAACGCAATAACATAAAATTTTTTCCCATGCTCTTGTCAGCATTAGAGAATTCTTCCCATAAATCTAAAAACCTAGGATATATTCTGTCTACTATTGTACCTCCAATTTCTAGCTCTATCGGACCATTAAAAATAGCATAGCCTAGCGCATCTGACCAGCACAAATATGAACCTGACGTTTTAGTCAATGCTGGTAACTTTATGTGTAAATATAGTTTTGACAACAAATGACCTTGTTTTGGTACCAAACACGAAGTCTTTTTGTTAAAAGTGGCTAATTCATTCAAAGAAAATCTTGTAATTTCAGTAGCAAAGTTTACATATCTATAATATGTATACTTAAATATGTTTATTTGCGGATCTTTAGTCAAGTGTATGTCGTCACCAGTACTTTGCAGTTGCATCAAGGCAGGTGGCATTTGTGTTTCCTTGCTTATAACAAACAAACAAAAATTACTAAATATTACAACGTAATTTAATTATTCAATAATACTATTACTTTCAATTGTCGAACTAAATAGTGTAGTGCGATTTGCAATTATATTTTTAATAACTTGAACATCACTTTCTTTATAATACATTAACGTAGTATCCAAAAGCTTGGATAAAACATTTAATGTTTTAGTATAAATTAAAAATGTATTACATTTGATCATACAATGCCTTTGTAGTTGTAATATATCTTCCAATTCTTTTATGTCATTAGTAAGATTAGCTTGTTTTAAAGCATCTATAGCTCTTATTGTATATTTTTCTTTTTGATAATGTGAAAAGAGTTCCGAAATATTTTCCAACGCCGAGTCAATATATTCGTGTGTGTCTAATTGTACAACGTTGGATTTGCACATTTGTTGATTAACTACAACATCAAGAAACGCTCCCCTTGTAAAATATGTCTCTGAACCAAAGAAGTTTACAAAACTAATAAAATTGTTGTATAATGTGTAATTATCTATATTGTTTCTACCTACAACGTCTTTGAATTTCATAAATGAAAACAGCACATTCACATAGGTTTCATTTCCTGAACTAGACATCAGTGTTTCATATAAGGATAATGCATGTTTTACAATAATGTTACCTTTACTTAGTATTTCATTTTCAATGACATTTCTATAAATAGGGTCTTTAATAGAAAAAACTTGGTATAGTACCTTAGTAATTGCCCAAACATGCTGTGAGCTCGCTGTCTGATTAGTTCTTCCTAAAACATGTATAGATTTGTCTTGGCATGATTTTTCATCCGAATATAAATCGTATGATTTTACATCTAAAAATGTTGGACTCTTTGGAAGCTTTGGTAGAATGGGCAAACTTTCTTTGTGTTTATCAAGTAACTCATTCTTATACATAGTGTTTAAAGCAATAAAAGAAACGCCATATAAATTTGTATCAAATACTTTATCAGGTGTATTGTTAAATATAGCGTACACGATGGTGTTAAAGTATTTGATTATTTTTGCTACATTCTTGTAATTACCAAATAAAGTTATATCATAATCAGATGACATTTTTGTTGATCCTACACTCAAGGCAACAGCATGCTTCATATTATCTGACTTTAGTAACGTAATAAGTATAGAAACAATAGAATCTACAATAAACTTACGAAAGTACCAGAATAACATTTTTACTAAAAGAGCTCTTTCATCGCCACCATACATATTAGATAATATACTCACTATTGGAATGTTTTCAGTATCTAATTCTTCAATGTATTGTATATTTTGCCATGTCAGACGTTTAGATGTGCTTAATAAAGTATAACCATCATTACTTTGGTTTATTAATTTCATATTTATAAACATATTTAATACCCCTTGTATATTTAAAAATCGTTCAAGTACATGGCTTGATTTCAAAAATTTACTAATATCATTTTGTGGAATGTTGTTCGCAAATAATTGGATAGTTGTGTCGATATACTGTTTAAACGATATGGATGTTAATTTTTGATGATTGATGAAATTGCAACTTTTGTTCGAATTGTATTTCAATATTGTTTCGGTCAACCTAGGAAATGATTGCATTTCACTTATAACACATTCTCTTTCACCACAATTACACAATTGAGCTGACACATATTCTATAAAGTTTGTAATAAACTCCTTTTCCATTACTATTGTAACTAACAAATAAAAAAGTTAACTTAAAATGTTTGTTAACATGTAATAAATGAAATTGACTACCAAACGATTACAAAAAGAAATTCAGTTGTACTCACAGGAAAATTTTCAGTTCCCTAATCTTTTTTTACGTTATAATGATCAAAATCTATTCGAATGGTATTTCTTAGTTCATGGTCTTATTGATACACCTTTTGAAAAAGGTATTTATTTTGGTAAAGTTATGTTACCTAAAGAATATCCATTAAAGGCTCCAGATTTTATCTTTATAACTCCAAACGGAAGGTTTGAAATTAATAAAAAAATATGTACTACATTTAGTGCATTCCATCAAGAAACGTACACAAGCACATGGAATATATTATCAATGATGGAAGGGCTAATTTCATTTATGACGGATAAAAATCCTGAACCCGGCATTGGTTCCATTGAAACTTCACTTGAAGAGAAACAATCACTAGCATCACAATCACTACAATGGAACTTAAAAAATGCTGAATTTAATAGCATTTTTCCAGATATATATAAACTTATTGAAACTTAGCAATTATATAGAAGAGTACTTTACATGTTTTAATCCAAGATTCGGAGATGCTAGCTTTTCAATCAACTCTTTTTGAAATGTGGCATTCCAATCAAACCAGTAAGTTGGTTTGTAAGATGATGTAAAAGTACAAGTAGTACTCATAGATACATTGTCACTTTCACTTTCACTTTCACTTTCGCATTGACATTGACATTGAATAGCAATATCATTTGATTCAGGTCCTGTCGATTTAAAGAATTCATGCAACTCAATTATAGTAAGGATAAAATCAACAGTTCTACTTTTTGTTTCACCATTCCAAATCCATCCTTTTTCAATTTCCGTTGTTTCTTTATATAATTCACAAAAATTGTCGTGTATGTCATAGAGATAATCTGATTGTTGGAATTCAATAAAGTCTTTGAATAACTCTTGTGCTTTCTCTTTTGTAACTGGCTGATTATTGTAAATATACTCTCTACTATTATTTATATCTCTAACTAATACAAAGTAACGATTTAAAACCATTTATATAAATCAAGAATAAAAAATTCGTAAATAACAAACGTTGTTAGGTAAAAAATTGAATACGTTTGGATTTACAACATTACTACAATGGCATTTACGGCATACTTGAAACAATTTATAACAACAGGATCAACTCAAACACACTTGTCCTTTGCAAAAGGAAAATATTATGTACCAGATAATAAACTTGCTGAGTTTAACAAGTTTTATTATGATGCAATGGTCAATGGTGAAGGTCTATATCTAATTGAAAAAATTCATAACTGTACCTTTGCATTCTTTTTAGATATTGATTCAACAAATGAAGTTGATATCAAATCATTAACAACTGACGCATGCAATATTCTTAAAGAATTGTTTTTGGATATTAATACAAAATTTATTGTATCCAAGCGAGAAAACAAATATCATGTCAACTTTCCACATATTATAGTAAATAGTGATATAGCAAAACTCATATGTACCAAGTTAGATAAACCATATATTGACACTTCTGTTTATAGAACTGGTTTAAGAATGATTGGATCTAAAAAATCTGATAAAGAGAAAGATGCATATCGTTTATATGATATAGATATAGATTCATACATAGATGACATATCTTTTGAAACATTTATGGAAACTACAATACGTAGACAACAAAACTTGGCCCTTTCCAAATTAATTACAAGTGGCAATGGTAATAGCAGTAGTAATAGTAATTCAAAACCATTGCAAATAAAAGGCATTAAAAATAATAAAGTAGTAGGAGAAATCCAAAGGCTTTTTGAATATCTCAAAGAATCTTCTGATATTGAATATATATCAAAGTGCAATTTTAACATTGAAAGAATATATGCAACACAAAACAAAGCTGGATTGTTTTGTTACTATATTTCAATTAGTGAACGATATTGTCCATTCAAACAAAGAAACCATCAAAGGCAGTCATCACCCATTTATGTCGAAATTGGTATTAACGGTATTCACGTTAAATGTTATGATCAAGATTGCTTGAGAAGACGTTATCCGGAAAGTGGAATCAAACTTCCAAAAGACCTTGAAATAAACTTTCCAGAACTTTATCTTAGTATGACAACTAAATATTGGAAAGCAGAAGTGCAAGTTTCGGATGATCAAAAAAGGCATCTTGAAGAAAGTTTGAAAGGTTCACATTATCAAATTGCAAAAGCTGCGTTCAACATCTACAAAGAACGTTTCAGAGTAGATGATGTTAAAAATACATCATGGTATGAATATGATGGTGTTAGATGGAGCAAAAGTCATTCCATAAACATTTTGATTTCAGAAGAACTACCAAAATATTATATGGGAATTAAAATATCGGATACGTCGATTCCCAAAAGTGACCTTCAAGAATTCTTGGTTAACAATGATAAAATAGATGCAAATCTTAGAAACCAGCTTGTTGATAACATTGTTGCTAAACTAGAAAACGTAACTTTCAAAAACAATATCATGAACCAAATCACATATCTCTATAAAAATTATGACCCATTCTTTTACGAAAACTTGGATTCCAATCCATACTTACTGGGATTCAAAAATGGAGTATACGATTTCCAAAGCATGAATTTCAGACCAAGTACAGAAAATGATTACGTAACCTTTTCAACAAATTATGAATATATTGATTATGATGAGAATAATGAAAACGTAAAAGAAATTTATGCATTTCTAAGCAAGATAATTACAAATACAAAGGTTAGAGAATATTTACTCAAAGTGTTGGGGTCTTCTCTTGTTGGTATACCTGATGAAAAGTTCTATATATGGACGGGTCTTTCTGGGGCAAATGGAAAATCAACACTAGTGAATTTCCTTGAACAAACACTTGGTGATTACATAACCTCAGTTGATGTTTCTCTTCTCACTAACAAACGTGGAAACTCAAGCAATGCGTCCCCTGATGTAGTTCGACTAAGAGGCAAACGCATTTTTACGTTTCAAGAACCAGAACACGATGACAAACTAAGAACAGGTATCTTAAAACAATACACTGGAGGTGATACCATCATTGCACGAGAACTTTTCAAACCACCAATTACTTTCAAGCTTCAAGGTACAATGATTATGTGTTGTAATGATCTACCTTCAGTAGCATCAATAGATGGTGGTACTTGGAGAAGAATTAGAGTTATCGAATTCAATAGCAGATTTTGTGACAACCCTGTCAAACCAAACGAATTCAAAATAGACCCACAACTAAAGCTAAAAATGAATAATTGGAAGCCTTATTTTATGAGTGTCTTAATTTACTGGTATAAAAAATCTCTCGAAGAAGGAATACAAGAACCTTGTGAAGTAAAACGTGCCACATCCAAGTATAAAGCTGACAATGACAAATTTAACGAATTCTTTGACCAATGTCTCGAAGAAACCCCACATAAATTCGAAACAAACAAATTCATATATAGCCAATTGGCTCAATGGTGGAGTAATAACTATCCTAATAGTAAAATTCCTGACCTTAAAGAATTAAGGAGAGCATTAAAAATAAAATATGGAACAGAACAAGAGAAAATTATCAACGGAGTCACACAATATGGATTTCATGTGTCTGTAAAGTCATTCGACGACGTTATTGAATAAAAATTTTAATGTTTTTATATTTATAATGACAACGAGGCTTAGTGATATTGTAGACCTACATAGTAATTCAATTGAAAATTCATGGGTGCCTTTGAGTAATAAATGGAAATCATTTCTCCTATCAGACAATTTTTATGTACTTGAATCTTGTGAATCAATAGAATGTGCTCTTTATAACTCTGGATATAAAACTGATCATAACAAATTAAGAATGGCTGTAGCGAGGTTTATACGTAAACTTCCATACAATGAATTTTGGAAATTGATCCAAAGTTATAGAACACAAAACAATGACACGTTTTCAAAATATTACAAAACAAAACAAGATTTTATTAAATTAATCAAGTCTACTGATTTTGTTTTCCCCGGAGACAAAATAACATTGCACCTTTTATCAAGTGCTTTACAACTCGATTTTATATTATTTACAGAAACACAAAAAGAGCTGTCTGTCTCTAGAATCTCTAATGGTAACAGTACTAAAGTCGTGTTGTTGTTAATTAAAAATGATACAAATGATTATTTCAATGTAGGATACCAACT